ACCTATTGCTAATCTACCTGTCTGTAGTGCCTTAGCGTTTTGTAATTCTTCTACTGTGTTAATACCATACTTTTTAAGGTTAGGTATATCTTTAGGTCCAGCAAAAGCTATGTCATTAAACTCTTTTACTAAGAAGTTAAATCCGGGGGTATGCTTACCAGTTAGTGCTAATCCGTTTACACCAGTTCTAGCAAATAGAAAGAATGGTCTAACAAAAGGATTAGCTGTCATAACATCATTTAGACCTTTTGCAAAGCCAGTTAGATCTTGTGTTAGTGTTACCTCTTTTTTTGCAAACATAGTTGCATCATCTTTAATGTTACCGTTAGCATCAAATATTTCTGTGTAGAAATCATCTTGATATGCTTTCATAACATTACCGTTAATAACAGGTAACTGTATACCAGTACCTTCTAGTTCTAGTACACGACGCATAGCCTTTTCTCTCATCTTAGCTCTACCTAATAAGAATGTAAAGGCATCGTCAGTTGCTGCCATTATCTTAGTAGAATAAGTAAAAAGATTATTGTTATTAATACCACGAATCATGTTAGTCATCGCAAAGATAGCACGATCTTGTTTAGATGCTCTTCCGCTATCTTCTGCCCATCTACGTAATACTTCCCAGTTAGCGTCACCTTTAGTAAACTCAATAAATCTAGTCTTGATAGTAGATATATCGCCACTCCAATAACCATTTAACTTAGTAAAAAATAAATCAAATGCTTCTGGTATAGCTTCTATCATACCATTCATAGCTGCAAGGCTACTACGTACTGTGGCTGCGTCTCCAGTAAACGGATAACGCATAGTAGCTCCTATAAATGTAGATATAGGACGTAAGAATGTTGCACTACCTGTACCTAAAAGTGCTCGAAGTGGTGTTTTAGGTCCACTAAGTACACTATGACTTATCATTTCCTGTAAGCTACGTATTAATGCACCAGTTCGTTGTGGTCCTTCGCCTGCTATTTGACCACCTCTGAGTATAGTTCTTGCCCAGTTGTCAAAGTCATCTAGATTATTCACATTCTTCATCATAGAAAATGCTTCAAATAGTGCGTTTAATAAGTTATCATCCGCATCATCTTTAGCAATCTTAAGAATAGACATAATCGAATCTTTAACATCTTGCATGTCAGACGCTACAGCTTGGTTAACTGCATCATTTACTTGTGCTCTAGTCTTACCAGCACCAAATGATCTAAAATAATCAGATGCTACAAACCTAGATTTCTTAGTTTGTGTTAAAGCAGTTAACATAGTGTCAACTATTTGCTTTGCTGGTCCATCTATGTCATCTAGTGACACGTAATCTGCTAGTTCTCTACCAGCTATACCAGTATCTCGTAGTTGTTTGAGTAAAGATCCTACAACTAAATCAGCTGTAACAACTGTTTCAGCAGACCAAGTCTCAAATGTCTCATCGCCTAACGGAATACTAGCTTTTTGTTTTTCAAATAGTTCACTTAAAAACTCTTCCGCAGACATCTCAGCTGCGTTTCTACCTTCAATAATCTGTCTGTAAGAATGAACTGCATCACGCCATACTTCAGCCAAAGCTTTTCTATTACCTTTTACAGACTCCATTTCAGCTTTAAACTTCTCATCGCTCATCAGACCTCGTAGTGTACGTTCAACTACTTCGTCTGTTGTACCACCTTCTAATGCTATACGTTCACGTTCTACTGCTGTAGTGACAGAACCGGTAGATCCATCTTCAGATCCCCAATCTGTGCGTGTACGTTTTAGCTGATCTCTAGCCTGACCGGGGTCAACTTCTGATATATTAGCTCCTTGATGTCTTTGTGCTATGGGTGCATTTTTAGCAGCACGAAAGTTAGTATCTGCTTGACGTATTTGTGCTAAAGCTTGAGTTGTTGTTTGCTGCTCTATACTTGAGTTACGTTTTATAATTTGATTCTTAACACCAGCTCTGCCTTTACCTATTAAATGAGCTGCTCCATCAAATATTAAACCTATACCCATACCTTCAACGATGTTTTTGAATTTCATCATCATTGGATGGTCAGTATCTTTTGTAGTTAGTGGAGTATCCATCCAACCATACTGTTTAGTCAAAGCTCCTAGAGCATTATGACCATCTGATTCTTTAGATATTAAGTCAGAAATACCACCGATAGCCATAGCTCTGGTGACAGTTCCAAGTCCTAACATCTTGGCTGATGCTGCTCCTAGTAAAGGTATACCAGCTGCGGCTAATCCTTTTGCTGATAATACTATACCGGCAGCCATGCTACCAAAATGTACTGTACCTCTTAGAAGTTTACCCCACCATGTTTTAGTTATGATAGGGTCATCTTCGTCAACAAATGGATCCCAGTCTGGTCTGTAATAACCTTGCTGTTCTTTTTCCTCTTGCATCCTACCCGTTACAGCATCGAATGTACGTTCTGCAAAGGTAGTGCTGGAAGAAATAGTATCTTGTATACCACCAGTTAGAATAGATTGACCTTCTTTAGCAAAAGCTTTTAGCCCCCACTTATCGTTGGTCATTCTAGGATCTACTTGTTCTTTTTCTTTTTGTTCTTCTTGCTGAACAGCTAGTGCTTGAGCTTCGTTAAGTTTATCTTGTGCGATAGATTCTTCTTCAAGCCTTTTTTCTAACTCTTCGGTAGAAGTAAATCCCGTAGGATCGTATTCTACATCAAATTCTTCCATAATTATAAGTTTTGGTTAATAACCTCCGTAGCGGCTGGACCATAAAGTGTATTTAATCTCATAAATGGTGGTATTTCTTCAATCATTTCTTCATACTTCTCAATCTGATCTTCTGTAAAATTCATCAGTCTTCTGTATGATGTATCAGCATTACCAAATAAATGTTGATTGTTTGCTTTGTGATACAATCTAGCCAGTAATAGTTTAGATTGTGCTTTTTCGTCAAATAATCTAGTAAAATCTATCTGTCCCATGTTATCAGTAAACACCTGTTTTAATGCTGCTGGTGTCATGTCATATAGACCTATGTTGGTATAACCAGCTTGTACTAACCCAAACACTTCTTGTATAGTATGTTCTGATAAAGGTTTACCTAGCGGCAACTCTGTAACGTAGTTTCCGTCAGGATCTTTGATAGCATCTACACCACCATGCTGTTCTTGATTCTTTGATAAAGCACCTAACATTTCTTTATATTTATCACTGCCATCGACACCATTATCAGCTGCTATAATAGTTTTAGTAGCGTTGTTGTTTTGATTAAGTAATGGACTATCTAATACTTTAACATCGGCATTAAACACTAGACCCGGTATAGGTTTTATCTTACCAAGTTTAACTAATCTATCATGTGCTAATTTTAGTGGTCCTTTGTTAGGATAGAGTTTAGCAAGTAAAGTCCATGTATGATCTAATTTGTCAGCTTTACCATCAAAATAATCTTTAGCGTTAATTACAGGATCTTCTTCTCCTTCTAGTAATACATTAGAATTAAGTGCAGCTTTTTTATCAGCTTCGTATACTTTACGTAACTTAAGAGATTTAGCAATTTTACTATCTTCAATTATATCACTCTGCACATTATCAAACTCAGCATTATTCATAGCAGCTATAGTTTTCTGTTGTGCAATTTCTAATGCATCATTTCTATCGCCACTTACCTCAAATCTTTTTTGATATTCTTTTTTAAAGTAGTCACCAGCTTGATCGTATATATCTTTAGTTGTAGTAGTTCGCCAAGTATAATCACCATATTTCTCTGGCTTACCTAGTATTTTAGCTAACTCTTTAGCTCTATTATCAGATAGTGAGTAAAATAATTCAGACTTAAGACTAAACTCAGGTCGACTAAACTCAGTCTTTTCGCCAGCTTCTAGTGCCTCTTCTACTTGGTTTCTGATATCTTCATTACTAAATGTAGTGAGTACATCTCTTGGAACTTCTTGACCATTATCAAGGCGTAAAAATATATCGTCACGTCTTTTTATTTCTGAGTCTTTATTATTTTCCTTGTTCTTGTCAATAAAAGCATTAGCTATTTTGTTAGCATTAGCTGGTTGTATATCATAGTAACTAGATAGTTTACCAGTACCCTTATGTTGTGCAGCTTCAAACTT